ACCCTGCAATTTCTGGAAGCTAAGATGAAGGGCAAAGTGAATGAAGCCAAAGCAGGCTTGAAGAAGGCCACCAAGAAAGCTAAGACAAAACGCAATGGCAGGAAGTGAAACACAGCCCAGGATCTGGGGGATGCACCCTGCCAATCTCTTGATTGCTGTGGTGGGTAGCATCATCATATCTGGGTGCTGCGCTGCCACTGTTTACTTCACAGCCCAATTTATTTTAGACAGCCTGCAAGATAGCAATGTGATGGCACTCCTGATCACTGATCAGCCAGGGCAGACCTTTGTGGCTGATGATAAGAACCTAGAAAGAAATCTGAACAGTGCCAAGCAAGCCCTGGTGAATTGCAGGGATTTCAGCCTGGGCTTATTTGTGAGCTGTATCCTGATTGGGGGCGCGCTGGCCTGGAAGGGGCTGGGCTTTGGGGATAGGGGGCAGAAGTGAAGGCTTGCACCCCACCCAGCTGGCTGGCCTTCTAAGCCCCCTATGCACCCCAGCCCTAGGCCAAGCCTGCCTGACCTAGCCAAATGGCTTAGGAAGGCCACCAAAGCAGGGGAAACGGCCAAGGCTGGTAGGCTGGCCAAGGTGATCTGGCTGCGGAAAAGGCAGGCCACCAGGCATAAGGCCAGGGATACCTTAAAATGATTTGCTTTTAGGGCTGGACAGGTGGCACATCATTTGCCTAAGGTGTGGGGGTCACACCAAATACCACCTATGAAAAACGAAATCACCATTGCTGAACAGATCAAAGCCCTTGATGAAAAATATATCTTCATCTGGGCAAAAATGCAGGATTATGCCAAAGGCAGTAAGAAGCATAAGGAGCTGCAAAAGCAATTTCTTCAGATTTCTGCTGAGCTTGTTAAGCTTAAAAATGCCTGATCATTCCCATCACTCTCACCCACATATCATCACACCTATGACAAACCAAATGCCCCAGCCCCACGCCCCTGCCAATCGTGCTGATCTCAAGACCTGGACAATGCAGCAGCTGGAATATGCAGCCCCCTTCTGGGTGGCAAAGCTGGAGATGGCCAAGGTATCTGACCTGGCTTTGATAGCTTATTGCCCCCCCTATACCCAGATGTGGCTTGATGCCCTGGATATCCAGAAGAAGCACCTTGAGCAGCTAAGGTATTGGAAGCTGATCCAGGGTGGCCATAAGTGCTACAGGCTTCTGCCTGCTTCCCTGCGCACTTACACCAGGGAAGCTTCTTATAATGAGTGCGGCCTGGTGCGCAAGGGCTGCACTGTTGGCAGCTGGGATAAGGCTGTTGGCATCTGGGCTTAATCTTTCCCCTATGAAAAACCACACCACCACCCCCGCAAATCACAGGGCTGCTTATGACAAGCCCCTGTCACCCCAGGATTACAGCCAAGGCATTGATGGCCTGGTGCTTTTCTTCCTCACCATCCTGATCCCCATTGTGCTGGGCATCAGCCTGTGTGCCCTGTTCACATCCAAGCGCAAGTGACCTATGCAGCTTAAGATCTTCAGCCCTATGCTGGCCACCAGCCTGCCCAATCTGGATACCCTGGGTGATCGCTTCTGGGCTATTGAGCCAAAGCTGGATGGCATCAGGGTGATTGCCACAGTGGATGCAGCCCAAGGGTGGGTGACATTCCAGACCAGAAACGGCCACCCCCTTACCACCCTGGGTAGCTGCGCGCCTGATCTGCTCAAGCTGGGTGCTGCCATTGGCAAGCCCTGCAGCTTTGATGGTGAAGCCATTGCTGGTGCTGGCTTCTATGATGGGGCTGGCAAGCTGATGAAGAAGGATGACACAGATGCTGATGGTATCTTTGCCATCTTTGATCTGCCCTGGGTAGAAGGCTGGGTGGCCACTGATGGTGTGCCTTACCTGGACAGAAGGAAGGCCATCACTGATGCCTTTGATAAGGCTGGCCTGCACTCATCTGAAAGGATCAAGCAAGTGCCCATCTTTGATACCATCACCACCAGCTGCATTGATCCTGAAGCCCTGGTGCAGAAGGCTATCAGCCTGGGCTGGGAAGGTGTGGTGCTTAAGGACATAGAAGCCCCCTATTACCAGGGCAAGCGCAGCAAAGCCTGGATCAAGCTGAAGGGATCTGAAACCTATGATTGCCCCATTGTGGGCTTTGTCCCTGGGAAGGGTAGGTTTGATGGTGCAGCTGGCGCGCTGCTGATTAATTACCTGGGCACAGTGGTGGCTGTTGGATCTGGCCTGAGTGATGAGCTGCGCCTGGCTATCAGTGACCAGCCCCACCTTTACATTGGCAAGGTGGCTGAAGTGCAGTGCCAGGAGATCACCCCCAATGGCTCAATGCGCCACCCCACCCTGGTGAAGATCAGGTGGGATAAATAATCTACCCTATAAACCTATGAAGAAACGAAACCCCCAAAGCAAAGTGGTAGCACCCAATGGCCACTTGGTAAGCCCACTGCTGCATCAAAGGCTGATGGCCTTCAAGCCCATCATTGAGCAGGCCAATGCTGAGCGCATCACCAGATCTGACCTGGCTGGCAGGCTGGTCTGGAAAGGCCAGGCACTCACTGAGTGTTCAGCTTATAAATATGTAGAGCTGCTGGCCATTGATTGGCATCACCAGCAGCCCTATAGAAAAGATGTGTGCAGGGAAAAGTTGATGCAGATCGTGCCACCACTCATTAAGAAGGGCTGGCCTATCTATAAGATAGCACCCCTGGCTGGCTGCTCAAAGGATACAGTGGGTAGGTTTTGCAAGGAAGCACAGCTGGTGGCTGATGGCAAAAGATACACCCCCAAGCTGCGCGCTAAATCCCGTTTGCCAAAGGTCAGCAAATAACAAGCATATGAATTACACCCCCCCACCACTGCAGATGAGCAAAGACCTGGCCACCTTCTGCCTGCACAATCTGCTGCAGGAATTTTATTATCTCAATGATCGCATCCTCTTTGGGGATATGACAGAGAAGGCTGTGCTGAAGAAGGCCAAGGAGATCCTGGCTGATGAGCAGAAGCACTTGGCTACCCTGGCTGGCTGCACTGAAGCCTGGCTGGATGCACACATTGCCTATGGTGGCTTTCTGGCACTGAGCTACAGAGTGACTTGGCAAGATGGTGAAGTGCAGAAGGGGTATGCAATGCCTGTGCGTAAATGACATACAGGATGACATACAGCATCACATACATCCCAGCCCTGCTGCTATCCTGCGCATCATCTATGGCAGCTATTACCCCAGCACAGCTGGATAAAATCATTGCCATTGAAAGCAGCGGAAATCCTGCAGCTGTAGGGGATAGGGGTGCTGGCCTTGGCCTGGCTCAATTCCATTACCCCAGCTGGCAAGACACCACAGCCTGGCGCGCAGCCAATGGCCTTGATGCCTACCCTTACCACAAAGCCCTTGATGCCACCATTGCCAGATCTTATCTGCACAGCTGGCTCACTCTCAATGCTGCCAGGTTTACCAAGGCCACAGGCAGGAAGCCTACCCTGGTGGATCTGTATGCCATCCACAATCTGGGCTTCAATGGATACAGGCAAAGGGGGTTTGACATTGGCAGATGCCCAGGCATCACCAAGCGCAAGGCAGCACTCTTAAGATAATCCTACAGAAAAACCACCTTTGGCAACACTCACCCAAGCTACAGCAGCAGCAATCGATCCAGGTATGTCTGGTGGCATTGCCTTGCTGCTCCCTGATAACAGCATCCTTCTGCATCCTATGCCTGAGGATATGGCTGAGCTGGCCAATCTGATCCCCTTTGGCTGCACCATCTACCTGGAGAAAGTGCCACCCTTTGTTGGCCGCATCATCCCAAGCAGCGCAGCCTTTAAGCTGGGCAAAAGCTGTGGCTGGATTGAAGGCTGGTGCATTGGCCGTCAGCACAGGGTGATCTTGGTATCCCCTCAGACCTGGCAGGCTGGCCTGGGCATCACCAAGGCTGGCAGCTCCAATTGGAAATCAGCTTTGAAGGCAGAAGCTTCCAGGCGTTTCCCCTGGGTGGATGGCCTTACCCTTAAGACAGCAGATGCCCTGCTCATCCTGGATCACTCACTCAATCTATCACCCAGAAAATAATAATCCTATGGCTAAAACACCCACCCCCACCATCACCCCTATTG